TCTAAAAATTAACGGTCAATTCAATTTGAGCGATGGTAGTGGAGATAAAATAATAATATTCCCCCTTTTTAAACTGTTCTTCGGTAGTACTGACCTCGCGGACAAAACCTCCGATACCTAAATCGGCACTGGAACTTTTTTGCTTATCCAGAACCCTTTCGATATTCGAAACCAGGGTATGATGAGCAGTGAGTCCCGATTGCGCATCCCGATGTCGGGTCACGGCGATCACTTCTGCCGGAACCGTTTCACGAATCTCGTTGGTGGCTCCGGGCTCCTGCTGTTTGCCTTCGGCATTGGGCACTATCGCAATGGCTGGAAGGTCGGACGGAGAAAAAAAGCGCGCGTCCTTCTCATCCTGAATTGAGAACCCGCGTTTATGCGTTTCTAGGGTTTTGGCATTAGAGGAATTGCCCACCCAGGAATCATTTTCAAGAGTGGTTTTTATGGCATTGCCAAGCGCGGTATAATCAGTCACCAAATCTCTCCTTTAATTAAATTTTTGTTTGAGAGCGGACTCAAAAATTTTTCCGGTGTCTGCAACCGCCTCTTCTGTGGCATCACCCAGAACCCGAAATGCAGGAGTACCGGGATGCCTAACTTCCTTCGCCGGGTGTTTTGCTCCTGGCCAGAATAAAAGTTTATTGCCTTTGGGCCGAATGATATGCGGGCGACTGCCAAACTCCAGGATTCTAGCCACAGGCGAGTTGCTCTCCAACTTCCCGGAAAAAGAGCCATCACCATCGAGAAAATTCGATTTGATAGACCGGAAATAGCTTCCCTTACCCATCTGAGGTTTTTGAGATGAAGATTTAACTCTTTCCCTAGCCAGGCTTTCTGCGCGAGCTGTTAATGTTCGTGCGGTATCGCGTGTTGCCTCTTTCATGCCCTGAGACAAATTCAAGAAATGCTTCTTTATTTTTTCAAACGAATCAAAGCGGGCAAAAAAAGCCATAGAAGTTTCCAGATTAAATTTTGAACACTCTGTAGGGTTCCCACAGAACCATCACGGCAGGCGGAATGGGTATGCGGTTCAACTCCAGAAGTCCGGATGTTGACTCATCGGATTCGTATAGTTTGGATTTATTGGCAAACAACAGTTTGATCCATTGCAGAATCCCCTGTTTGATCGATTCCGGAATGCTGGACGCATCCCCGAAGCCAGCCACAAACTCAACTTCCAGGACATTGATCCGCCGCAGAGCAGTAGGCCATGCCTGACCATCGTTCAAGGCAACGCGACCAGGAGTGGACGCGGTATCAACTAAATAGTTGTTGGAATCAATAGTACTGACCGCGTTGGCCAGATCATAGGATTTAATATGAGTTATAGACTGCAAGGGTGAAAGCGGAATGGGTACATTAAATCCCTCCGGTACCAAGTCCAGCCACAGGGTCCAGGTTTGGGTGATGAAAGAACGGCGGGTCCAGGATTCCGCTTTTTGTCTGACCGCTGTGATCAGGGAAGTGATCAGAGCATCATCATCGCTATCGGTGATACGCAAAAAGCTTTTAGCTTCGGTCAAAGAAACCGGCTCCGAAGCAGGTGGTGTTTTTATCATTAAAGCCATTTTATTTTCCCAATTTTGATTTTAACTTTCTTTTCTTATTTTCAGGGGCCGCGCCTAGGTTCTTTACACCTTTTGCGGTGACTTTGCGTGCCCAGCGATGGCGAATAAAAACCTGCGCTAATTCATCCGGAACATCCATCGTTTCACCGCTGGTATAAGTGTTGACGACAATTCCATCCGGAGAACCTTGCCGGGTTTTAAGCATTTTAATTTTCATAAAGTGTGTCCAAAAAAAATCCCCTCCCCCTCAAAGAGAGGAAAGGGAAAATGATTGATTAACTGACAGGTGCTTGGTGCGGGATACCGCGAACGATAGAAGCGCGACCAGCGAATGACGGTGTGGTACCCGCCAGGGTCATCACATTACGGATATAACGTTTGCTTCCCTTATAGCCAACACGCTGAATTTGATCATCGACCATAAGAGCGAGGGTGCCCTCCAGGTCGGCGGCCACGACATCTGTATAAGTTGAGTTATCATCCGACTCCTGGACTTTTGGGCTATAGGTTTCATCGGTATCCGTATTGTCCACCGTGCCCGACTCGAAAACACAAACCGCCCCATCGAATCCACGCAGGTCAACTCCCGTTCCGTTTTGCGATGCGGTGTAAACTGCCGGCTTAATAGATGCGAGCACATCAATATGGTTTTTAAGGTCTTTCATTATTTTCTCCAATTTGAAAAAGTAATTTATTATCTGTAACCCCCCTACATCCCCCCTTATCAGGGGGGACACTTATCACAATTAGGCGGCGGTTTTTTGAATGGTGAAGGCTTCAAAGTTGGTCACATCCGCACCGGTGCGCTTCGTGGTATAAAATAAGACGAAGGGCTTGGAGCTGAAGGGATCGCGCAGAACCCTGAGGCCCATTCGATCAACGATGGTATAAGCCTGCTTAATATCTCCAAATGCTACAGACAGGGAATTGGCCGCCACTTGCGGCATATCTTCCATGCGCTCAATCGGGTGACCAAGTAGCGTTTGCGGTTCGCCTTCCTGGAATCCGGGTTGCCAGATATACGAGCCGGAAGAATCTTTCAGCTTGGAAACTTCTTCAATAGCACTTCGTGACATCAACCACTTGGCGTTGGGAATATAAGGGCCCTTCAGGACGTAAAATAATGAACGCAGGCCATCGGCAGTCAATGCAGTGGCATTTCCGGAGTTGATCTGTTGTACCTGGCCGGGGTTCGTTGACCCTGCGGAGTAAGTCAATATGCCACGCGGCTTTCCGATACCATCGCCATTGATGAATGCGGAATTTTCTATACGCGCCATCTTGTCGGCAATTTTCATCGATAGCCAGGACTCCACATCAATACGCGAATCATCCAGCAGGGTCTGCGTTGCTTTAGGCATTGCATAAAGCTCATGAACGGGAATTCTCCGCACGCCAATCTGTGGAGTATTGGTTTCAGTGCGTGCAGACCGTTCCGATGTCCACCCGCTGTCAGCTTCATTAAGGTCCTCCGGAATTTCCAGAGCATCCGTTGAGATAGTTTCGACGGTGGCAATATTGCGCATGGGCGAAGTTTCATAAACTTTTTTAATAGCCTGGTCAGATATTTCCGAAGTCATCCAATATCCGCCATCCGGGTCGCTGTCGCTTGCCAGAAGTTTTACTTCCTGCGGAGTTAAAAGTCCTTCACCTTTTCTGAGGTAATGGATCACTGCCTCTTTTCTTTCCAGGGCAAGCGGGTCTGTTTTCTCGCTCTCCTTCCCGCCTAAAACGGGCCGTTCGAGTTTGGTCTCTACCCGTTCAAGTCGCTCTTTGACTTCGGTCAGGTTTTGAATCTCTTTTGCCACACGATTGACCTGCTCCTCAAGAATCGGGTCGGCATAGCCTCTTTTTTGAATTTCTACCAAACGCTGGTCATTTTTGGTCTTATGCTCCATAAACGCCTGGTTGAGTTCTTCAACAAGTTGTTTAATCTCTTCCATTTCAATCTCCTTCAATAAAAAAGACCCTCACCCAAGCCTTTTCGAGAGCATCCTATATAATAAGGAACAAACTCGATATATTTTGGCCTGAGAAGGGTCTAAAATTAACGATTCAGGTTATTTTCGGCTCCCCTTACAGTGCTTAAAAGCCGGCGGAGGGAAAGCCGCAATGGCTCCCAATTCCTCACCGGAAGCTCGGCTCCCATCTCACCCGAGTGGGCAACAATACCCGGCTCACAACTTTTGGACAGGAGTGATTTTAAATTAGTGATTGCCAGTTGCGCCTGCCGTTTATCCAACCCCACGGCGCTTTGCAAAAACTGGTCGATCAGTTGTTCTTTCGCCTTCACGCTAACCACTCCCGCCTGCAGGTTCATGGGAAACGTGACAACGCTATATTCCATAAGTTGGATTTCCTTCAACCGGCGAATTTCAGGGCGCTTCCGGTCCGGTTCATCCTTGATCGTCCGGAATCCGATGGAAAGTCCCGTGCGCCCACCGATGCTCTGCGCCATTTTCATGAGGCTGTGGCGTTCCCGTGCGGCTTTGACATTGAGGTCAAGCAATCCGCGCACAAACAAACCGCGTGCATCTTCATACGCTTCGACATTCCAGCCAATCTGCCGGGTGGGATCGTGATGATCAAGAATGGGGATGCGCCCCTGGCTTTCCTTCAGGGTTTTTTTATAAGCTCCCTTTTCCACCACGTCCCCACCCAGGTCGACAGAACCAAAAGTGGAAGCATAACCGGAGAACTCCCCGGCATCGTTTAGCGCATCCAGCTTAAAAGGAAACGATTTAATTTCTTTCATGTAATTCACTTTCAGAACTTGGGTTAACATCACGGTTCAACGAAAGCAGGTCTCCGCCAGACACATCATCAAACCCAACCATGCGGCGTTTTTCGTTTACCGTTAAAAATTCACTTTGGTTTACACGGTTCCACAACGCTTCCTGATCTTCGGACAACGCCTCAATACCGTCCTTGTCATAATCCAAAACCAGGTCTTCGCCAAAACGCGGTACCAGCCAATTATTTAAACCATCGCGAAGGCGACTGAGAAACGGGCAAACCACTTCGGTATATAAAGCCTTCCGCGCTTCCTTCCGGTTCTGGTATGTAGCGGGACCCAGTCCCACCAGTTCCGGCGGAACATTAAATACTTGCGCCACCTGCAACGCGCTCAACTTTAAACCTTCAATCCAATCCATATCTTTGGGAGAA